AAAACCGACAATGACCGTATCAAGGAGTGGCGGGACCAGATAGACGAGATCAATAATACCATAGCGGATAACAAGGAGGCCGGCAAGGACGCCATTTTCGGTAGTGACATAAAATCGGCGATCGACGATTTCGCCAACGCTTACGCCGACGCGTGGGCCGCCGGGGAGGACAAGGCGCGATCGGCCAAGGATCTCGTGAGGAAGATGATAAGGAACATGGTCACGGAGTCGATCAAGGCCGCCGCTTCCGATCCCATGAAAGAGATCCGGGAGAAATTGCTCGAGTTCTGGTCCGACGATTATATCAGCGACTGGGAACAGGATTATCTGGATCGGAAGGCGCAGGAGCTGGCCGACGACCTCGACCGTAAGTTTGGTTGGGCCGACAAATATTTCAATACCGGTAACACGGAAGAGGAGGATGACGGGCGTACGGCCTCGTCCAAGGGCGTTGGTTCCATCTCCCAAGACTCCGCGGATGCCATAGACGGTAAGATGTCGACCCAACTTATATTTTTAGATAGGACGTTGGTGCAAGTGACGGGTATAGCCGACCAGATGCGCTTCATCTATGACCTCCAGACAAGGGGCTGGAAGAACGTGGAGGCGATCAAGGACCTGTCCGGGAAGGTGTCGGAGAACACGGCCAAGGTAGCGGAGATCTCCGGACGTATAGAGGCCCTGTCCGAGAAGATAGAGGCCAACACCAAGTCGACGGCCTCCGGTATAAAGACTATTAACGACAAGGGGATATTAATGAGAAACAGATAATATGGAGACGGTTAACGACATAATCAAATCGGCCCTCTCGCTCGGGGCATGCAGTGGTTCTAACGGGGTGACGGACTGGAGAAGCCTCGTGTGGCTGTTCTTCAGCCCGCAGGGGCGTGAGTTTTGCGCGGAGAATGATTTCCCGTCGCTAGACATGTTCCGTGGCATGGCCGGTCACGTGATGCCCTACGGGGTGTACGTTGACTCCGGCCACGTGGACGTAACCAATCCCGGCAATATCGCCGTGATAGGTGATACGGACGCGGTGATAACGATAGACGATAACGAGCGTGTCCACAAGGTGATCCTCATGCACGGCGGCAAGGCTAGGGTCGTGGCGAGCGACTACGCCGTGATCCTGCTGGTGAATATCGGGGGAGAGGTTGAGATAAACAAGGATAATACCGTGGTGATCTTATGAGGGGTGAGTTATACATAGACGTCAAGGACGCTTACACCGATTTCGGCGTATGGATCACGGAGGGAGGTTACGACGGCCTTCTCCCGTTCCCCGAGCTGGTGGAACCGGATAGGAACGACTGGCCGGACGAGGACGGCATAGAGCCGGACTTGGAAAAGCCCACCTTGAAACCACGGGAGCTCAACATCACGTTCGTCCGCAGCGTGGACGGAAGATCCGCCGGCGCTCTCGTCGAGCACCTATCGAAGTCCGGGTATCACCTCTTCCGTATCCCCTCGCTGGGCAGGGAGTGGAGCTTGCGACTCATCCAGAGCCCGGCGTATGAGGATTGGGACACGTTGGAGGCCTTCACGTTACGGTTCGCCGAGGATCAGCCCGTAAGACCCTCGTCCGTGGCGATCCCGGAGGGTAGAGCGTATGTTCCTCCATCCGAGTACGATCTGGACGGCGTACCCTTGGATCGATACGGCGTGATGGTGACGGAGGGCCGGGACGAGATCATGAGATCTCCGACCGTGAAGACTAACCTGTCCCGTACGGTACTGGACGTTGACGGTAGGATCTACGATGCCGGCAAGGTGGTGTATAATAGCAAGGAAGTCACTCTTAAATGCTGTCTCATCGCTGGCTCAATGACGACATTCTGGAGTTGTTACGACGCTCTGTTGAATGCCTTGATCCAGCCGGGTGAGCGTTCGCTGTACGTGGATTACAACGTGGAGGAATACCCCTGCTACTACAAGAGGACATCCGGATGGAAACTTGAGAGCCTCCGGGGGCGTGTGGTGGTGACATTCAACCTCACGCTGGAGTTCACGGTGTTCCGGATGGATGGTGTCGATTACCTGCTGGCTACCGAGGCCGGGGAACTGGTGGTCACGGAGGACGGGGAATATTACATAGACTTGAACACATATGCCTAAAAAGAAGAAGAAAATATCAGAACTCATGCTGGCTGACAGCCTTACCGGTCTGTACACGATCGGTTGCAAGATCATAGACGGCATACAAACCAGCGTGAAGGTGAGCCTCGGGACTATCCAGACGGCTTACGAGAACATGCTTACGGAGATCTCCAACGCCCGTGCCGCTACCAAGGCGGCCAATACGGCGGCCTCCAATGCCAACACCGCCAAGCTGAACGCCGAGGCGGCCACGTCAAAGGCTAATACGGCCACGGCGAACGCCATCACCGCGACAGGGAACGCCAATACCGCAACCGGTAAGGCTAATACCGCAGCTGATTTAGCCAATAAAGCCGCGGCTAACGCTAATGCCGCTCACGATGGGTTAGAGAAGATCAAGGAAGATACCGAAATCGCAACTAAAAACGCGAATGATGCGGCGAAATTGGCGAATGAGAAAGCTTCTTACGCCAACACGCAGGGTAACTTCGCCAAGACACAGGGTGACCGCGCCAAGGAGTATGGGGATCATCCCCCTAAGATGGGCGATAACGGTAATTGGTGGCAGTGGGACGAGGGCACGAAGAAGTATATTGACACGGGTGTCTTGGCTAAAGGCGGTGTCCTGTATCCTACCTTCTCCATAGACGAGACCGATATGGGATTATACATGAGCTTTGACGACGAGGTAAGTCCGAACTTGGTTAAGTTCGATAATGTCACCGGTGAGCTTTACTTGAATGTTGGATAATTAATAGATACAGGATCATGACAAAGATTTTACTAGGAAAGGTCGCTTTCACGGATGCCGGCACTTATGCGGCCGGCACGACATACGATCGCTTTGATTTTATCGTGACAGATGATAGTTGTTATCTGTCCGTGAAGGAAGAGAACAAGGGTCATGCGTTGACTGATACGGCGTGGTGGAAATGCATCGCCCGTGGTACGCAGGCAACGGAAGCGGCCAAGACCGCCCTTGCGGAGGCGAATAAGGCTATCGAGGCCACGAGGAACGCTATCTCTGCTGCGGGTTTGGCTAACGCTAAAGCGTTGGAGGCTGGGAAACAGGCTGATTTGGCCGGTCGAGCATCTGATGAGGCTTTGGCTGCCGCTGTCGAGGCTGAGGCGATGATTTCCGAGGGCAATGCGCAGATCGCTTCCATGAAAGCGGCCGAGCAATCGTTGATGAGTCAAGCGCTTCTTGCCCCTACCCGTATGGAGCTGAAATATGTCAAGAGGATAACGTTAGGGAATGCCGTCGCCCAGAAGATAGCCGTGAGTCTTTTTCCAGCTTATGTATTACCTAATGTGATATTTCAACAGGCGTTTTATTCCGGTGATGCGTTGTACGTGGACCCACGTGGAAACTTGACTGTCCGTAAGACCGGCACGGCCACGATCCACGTTATCCCGTCGCATAACACCTCGTTGTCCCAAACGATAGTCATTGAGGTTACTGCCCCGGTTATCCGCAAGGCCGGTAGCGTGATGAGATTTTTATCCGGTAGCCGGATACTAAAGGTATAATTGTCTAATATTTTAATATACAGAATCATGTCATTAACAACAGCAGAGGAGGAGAAGGTACGCGCCATCATCACGGCCTTCGATAACGGTAAGACGATCGACCAGCTGCCCTTGGCCGACACGAACCAGCCCTCCAAGTATTTGATCGAGGGAGTGTCCAAGGAAACGGGCGAGTCAGTGAGGATCCCTTTCGCCGATGCGGTATCGATCGTGAACAAGCACATCGCTATCCGTCGCTGGAAACGTGGTCAGGGCACGCCAGTCGGCGAGGCTTACGGTAATATCGATTTCCTGCGGGATCTTCCCTCCGTGACCGGTCTGGGTTGCTACCTCGTGTCCGTTGACCGCAGCCGGCGTAAGCTTGACCCGACGAACCACCGTCGTTTCGCCGACGGCAGTCCCGCCGCCTTGGACGGCACGATGGGCGATTACCTGTGGTGCTGGAACGCCCACTACTACTCTTGGTGGGTTGACTCCACGTATTATTACGAGGCCGTGAGCCCGACCCCGATCGAGGGTCATTTGAACTATTACATCCCGGCGGGTGGTACGTCGGCCTTGGGAGCCGGCGTCATGGATCGTACGAGCGGGACGTTGGTCTCCGTCGTCAGCGACGATCCCCGTTATCGTGGCGGGAACAACGACGCGACGAGGGACGGCAAGCACAACACGCAGCTAGGCATGGTAGCCACGAACATGAACGCCGCGGCTTTCGGCACGGCCGCCCGCAAGAAGGGTGAGGGCTGGGAATCCGGCTGGTTCGTCGCGAACAGCGTCGTCGGTTATCTCTACCGCCTTATCATGGGTACCCGTGATTGCCAGTCTGCGTTGAACCCGGTAAAGGACTCCAACGGCCTATATCAGGGCGGTACCGGCAAGGGGGTTACCGAGTGGTCTTGGGATCCTTGGTCGAGCCATAACGGGAACTATCCGATCGTTCCGACAAGCGTTGGTGTTGAGCTAGGGGACTCAGTCGGCGTGAGCGACTACTCCGTGAAGGGCTCTGACGGTAGTACCGTCCACCAAGCGCACGTCCCTTGCTTCCTCGGTTTGAAGAACTTCTACGGTCACATCGGTCTGATCGAGCGTGGTGCGTTGATAAACAAGCTGTCCGACGGAAGCGGTGATTACTATGTGGCCCCTTCTCTTTACTCGGAGTTTAATATCAACTCTATCGAAGGTTTGATAAAGGCGGCCAAGGTTCCTAAGAACGATCCCAGTGGCTGGAAATATATCACGGAGCTCAGTATGCAGAACCTATGCTCCGCGCCTACTGTCGCCTCCGGCAGTTCCAGTACCTATCATGCGGATGGTTGGTATAACGACAACGCTACATCCGGCCTTCGCTGTCCGTTCCGTCGTGGT